ATTGCCAAAGTTTGGAAGTGGTTGGACTCTCGTCTCCATTTTAGTGCCGTATTGCATCACAGCACTTTCATTATCCGCAGGGTCAGCCCAACATGACCAACGATTCTGCAAGGTTCTTGCCCGAATCACTTTACCAAACTTTACCCCACCGTTAATGTGCAAATTGCCCGCCTTATTGCGTTCTATTTGCCCTCTTGCTATGAGGAGGTTAGGCAGCAAGAGTAACTCTTGCCAATGTGCCTGCAACTCCTCAATTATCTCATCTTCGGACATCTCTTCATCGGTTGTGCCGATATGTCCTAAATTAACGGTGAAAATATGACAGGTTTTCTGCCATGATAATCTCTCGTCTCGCCTCTCGCTCTTTGTCAGTCTATTGCCTGCCATGTGTCAAGCCACATCGACAGGCCACATAAACCCTTGTTAGTCATATTGTTACCTCTTAACAGAAATCACACCGGTGCAGTAGCCCTTTTGTGAATGTTAATAGAAGGGGCGTAATAGACTCGCTGCGCTCGTCCTAATCTTTTCAAGATTAGAGCCCCTTCATTGGAACTTTTCTGCAAGCATCAAAGCCCCTAAAATCACCATGCATATCCTGCATAGTTTTGGTGAATAATCAAGATTAGAATCCGAATTACTCTTCATCATCTTGCCTCTTGGTTTCCACCAATTGGATATATTGAGCAATCTTAGCCTTAGAGATAGTCTTAGGCTTGCGCTTTGTCACTTTAGGTCTTGACCTTCCTGTGGACTTTTTGCGTCCACGATAAGTGGTTTTCTTAGAGTATTTCCGAGCCATCAGAAATCACTCCATCCGGATACACCGACAGTTACCAAAACATGGTAATCATCATCTGAGGTTGATGCAATATCATCAGTGGTTGAGGATTCCACATCAATCCATAGGAGTCCACCTAAGGCCTCTATGTTCGCATTATTGAGCACAAATGGAAAATCCCGTGGGGCCATTTGCTGTGCGACTGAAACCTCCGGAGGAACAGCAGCAGTGTAAATATTCGCATCTGAACGATTGGAATATGTTGCTGTCCAACCTAATTGATTCGGATAGCCACAGCGACCCGAACTCCACAATAAGTTAGTCTCTTCACCTTCACCCAACATTGTTGAGTAAAGTGTGAACAACTCCTCTAAGTCCCACTCTGTGCCACTCAGAGCACTGAAACCTTCCGCAGTTGCTTTTGCAACTTGGTCGTCACTGTTCCAATTGAATCTCATACCCTTGTATGATTTCTGAGTATTCAATAAATATGAATCTAAATCAATATCGCTTGACTCAACTGCCTTCTCAGTTGCTCTTGCTAACTGCATAGCATCTATGCGATGCTTGCTTGGTGTCCACCAATGAATGCGACCACCAAAATTGGCCGCTGAATCATTGTCAAGTCCTCCATCAGAATTAACCAAGTGAATTGAGATGTAGTCAATCTTGTATGTTGACATCATAGACATCTGCTTGCCAAGTCTTTGTGACAAAGCCTGTGACAAATCAACGCATATCGCATGCGGTGGCATGACTCCATCGTTGTCTAAATCTATGTCATCTCCCGAGACATTGTTGTTCATCCAAGTAGCCCAATCGTTTTGGTCATTACTTGCTCTCCGAGACATGTAGTGCGTCGCCATACTGTCTGATTAATTCAACAGTATATGAAGAAGAAATGTCCCACTGCAGTTTTCGCCTTCGTCTCAAATGCAGCTGCGATTCGGTCGCTGCGTTCATCCGTCCCTACGGTCCTCTAAACAGACGACACTCACCCTTCGGGCTTACTCTTCTTCTGAATCCGTGTATTGCAAACTTGGATTCTGAACTCTGCATAACTCAAGCATTGTAAATGTCTCCTTAATTGACCGGTGGTGTGTGAAATACACATCCGGTGATGCAGCACAGATTTGAACAGGCGTTAGACCTGCCATGAGCATCTCAATCGCCTTGTCTTTGGATGTGCGTCCACCCTTCCGGTTGGACTGCTTAATATTGCCAAAGTTTGGAAGTGGTTGGACTCTCGTCTCCATTTTAGTGCCGTATTGCATCACAGCACTTTCATTATCCGCAGGGTCAGCCCAACATGACCAACGATTCTGCAAGGTTCTTGCC